TTCAAAATCTAACGCAGCTGGTGGTTGAGGAGTTCGGTGACACCATTACATCGACTTCCGCCGAAAGCGTTGAGCTTGCGCTGCTTAACCATCGCCCAACCTTGGAAAACTGGACTCTTGAGAGGGTACGCGATGAAGTGCTTACCCATCTTGATCCTGACATGCCGTATTCGGAGTGGGCCTCCATCGGCATGGCGCTTCACCATCAAGGCCAGGGTGATTTAGCGTGGTGTGCGCTCTGGGATGACTGGTCATCCGGCGGCGTCAAATATGTCGAAGACGAATGCGAACGCAAGTGGTATTCGTTTAATCGTCAACGCGTGCAGGGCAGGGGCCCGCTCACGTTGCGCAATTTGCTCGATAAGACTCGCGAGCAGCGTAATCGGTCGGCGTTGGATAAATTTTTAAAGCAGATCGAGGCGGCCACTTCTGCCAATGAGCTAGAGCAGCGTATCGCGCAAACCATCGCCAGGGAGGATTCGCTGTCTGAAACCGATCGCGAACAGCTTGTTGGAGCAATCAGCAAAAAAGCCAAAGCCTTAAATGCGAAGGTGCCGATGGCCACGATCCGGGGGTGGCTTCGGCCTCAGGTTGTAAGCGTTTTTCCTGATTTGTCGCGGGACGGTACGCCTTTGGCCACTATTGAAAACCTAGAAATCGTACTGGCGCGGATGGGGGCAACGATTCGCTATAACGTAATTTCAAAACGAATTGATTTGGTCATTTCAAATCAAGGGTTTACTCAGGACAATTATTACAACGCCTCTTTGGCACACGTGTTCTCCCACGCAGCGCGCTGTGGGATGCCTTACGGTCTAGTGGAATCGCAGCTCTTGGCTCTTGCTGATAAAAATCAGTACAACCCGGTGGCACAGTGGGTGACCTCAAAGGCGTGGGATGGTGTTTCGCGCATCGATGCCCTGGCCGACACGATCGTTTCGCCGATGCCGCCTGAGCGTAAAAAAACCATTTTGGTCAAATGGCTCAAACAGACTATCGCCGCTGCGTTTTCGCCCAACGGGATTTCGGCCCAGGGGATACTGGTGTTTCAAGGCCCGCAGAACATAGGTAAAACCCGGTGGGTGCTGTCCTTGGCTCCGGCGGCTCTAGATTTAGTGCATATCGGCCACACCTTAGATGTCAAAAATAAAGATTCGGTGCTCACGGCAATTAGTTTTTGGATCACGGAGTTAGGGGAGTTAGATGCGACGTTTACGCGTTCGGAAATCTCTGCACTCAAAGCGTTTGGGACACAAAATTGTGATCGTATCCGCCGGCCCTACGCTCGCTCAGAGTCAAATCACGCTCGCCGGACGTCTTTTTATGCATCCGTCAATGAGGCTTTGTTCCTAAATGACCCAACTGGCAATCGTCGATTTTGGGTGATTGCAGTCTCCAAAGTCATTCATAACCACGGAATCGACATGCAGCAGCTCTGGGCCGAAATGCTTTTGCTTTGGCAGCAGGACCCGCAGTTTTTTCTCACCCCGGAAGAAGAGTCTTGGCTTAACGAAAGCAACCAAAATTTCACGGCTGTCGACCCCGTGGAAGAGCGTTTACTGCGCGGTTTTAACTGGGCTGACGTACAAGACTGGGACTGGAAAACTGCGACCGAAGTGTTGATTTCGATCGGCATTACGAACCCCACAAAGGGTCAGACCGTCACAGCGGGTCGAGTTTTGAGGAGACTAAATGGGGACCGTTGTCGTCGGTCTGATGGTTCACGGTTGCTTGCCATACCCAAGGCGGCTCCGATTTTGTCTTCTTTTTCATCGTAAGGGTCAGCTACATGACCCTGGACGCCAAACTGACCCTCCCTGATGAAAGCCTTTTCTGGCGGGGCTTTCCGACAGATCAGGGTCATCAGGGTCATACCTTTTCTAAACCTAGAAGCGCTAAAAGAAAAAAAGAAAAATGTGTTTTACCCATATAAGTTTGGAAGTGCCAACCCTGTTGGCTGCATGGCCCTGATGCTTGAGAAGTCGCTTGAGCTTTACCTGATCAAACGAGTGCGAGCACGGGGCGGGCTGTGCTTGAAATTTGTGAGCCCTGGACACGCCGGCATGCCAGACCGCCTGGTAGTGCTGCCAAACGACCAAATTTATTTTGTTGAAGTGAAAGCCCCAGGAAAGAGACCTCGGCCGCTACAGCTCCGAACCCTGGATGAACTTCGGGCGCGGGGCTGCCAAGCCACCTGGGTCGATTCAAAGGAGTGTATCGATGCGCTTTTCCCCTAGGCTGTACCAGCAGCAAGCGTTAACCCGAATGATTGCTAATCCCCACCAGCTCATTGCGCTGCGCATGGGGTCAGGAAAAACCGCTATCGCGCTCCTCGCGGCACAAGAATTTTTAAACGTTGAAGGGGATACAAAAAGAGTCTTGATCGTGGCCCCAAAGCGGGTAGCCGAGTTAGTGTGGCATACCGAGGCTAAAAAATGGGATCAAACTAAAGATTTGAAAATTGTTCGGGTATTAGGGTCACGCGACCAGCGAATCGCGGCACTGAGAACCAAAGCAGATTTACATGTGATTAATCGGGAAAACTTTTCTTGGCTAGTTGACTTGGAGCTCGAGCAAAGGGGGCACTGGAGCTTCGACTGCGTGGTGATTGACGAAAACTGGGGGTTTAAAAACCAAAAAAGCAAAAACTGGCTGCAATTAAAACGCATCCGGTCCCAAATTAAACGCCTTTATTTGCTGACCGGCACTCCTACACCCAACTCCCTTTTGGAGCTCTGGCCCCAGGTCAGCATCTTGGACAAGGGGCAGCGGCTGGGGAAGGGATTTAGTGCATTTCGAGAACGGTGGTTTAACCCCGACAAACGCAATGGCCACATCGTGTATTCCTGGGCCCCAAAACCCGGCGCCGCAGAGGCGATTCATGAATTGGTACGCGATGTCATGTTTTCAATTGAAAGCGACCTAGAACTCCCGAACCGCTTGGACAACATCATTTCAGTAGATATGCCACAAAAGCGCTACCGTGAGATGGCCGAAGAAATGGTAAGCGGACCTTTAAGTGCCGCCTCAGCGGGGATTTTGGCTGGAAAGCTTGCACAAATGGCCAACGGTGCCTGTTACGACGGGTTTGGGTCGGTTCACGACATCCACGACGAGAAACTCGAAGCGCTGGCGGAAATTATTGAACAAGGCGAACCCGTGCTTTGTTTTACTACGTTTCGCCACGATCAGGCACGAATTTTGAAAAGGTTTCCCTTCGCCAAAGTGTTTGAAGGGGCTTCGACACTTGACCAATGGAAACGCGGAAACATCAACCTTTTGTTGATGCACCCCGCTTCCGGCGGCCACGGGGTAGACGGACTGCAATTCGGTGGGCGGGTTGCAGTTTGGTTTGGGCTCCCCTTTAGCCTTGATCTTTACCAACAAGCGAACGCTAGGCTCTGCCGACCTGGGCAGAGCAAAGGCGTAGTGATTCACCACCTTATTGCAACAAATACTATCGACGAACACATCATGCGGGCGCTGCAAGCAAAAAGCGATGTTCAACAAGCCCTCATCGATGCGGTCGAGCTTTTTTGTAAAGAGGCGGTGGCCTGATGAAAAATACACGTCTAATCACAGCTGAGGAAGAGCTTTTTAAAAGTGCGGCAGAGGCAGCGGCTTTTGCTCTAAGATTTACTGGCCAGACCTATCAGCAGAGTGGAACAAATCGTTTGATAGGGCCTCCGGGATCACAAGGCAAGGGTCTTGGGGGGTTTGATGGTGCCGCCCAAGCCGGGATGATTAAAGCAGAGCTTGCAGCCGTTGGGCTTTTGGGAGAGGCCATCATCGTTGCTGAGATGGCCCCTAAAACTCGCCCCTGCGAATGCAAAGCCCTTTGTTGCTCTGGCGAAATTACCAACCCGGAATGGGCAGCGTCCATCGGCGTGCTGTCCAATATCGCCAAGGAGCTCAAAATTTGCCCCGCTTACATGAACGTCCGGGCGAACCTTTTGCGCCGCTTTTTCGGCGTTGACCTCGAAATCACCGAAATTGCCAAGATGTGTGGTGTCAGCCGAGACACCGTCAGCACCCATAACTCCAAACTCGTTTCGACCTTTACCGCGCTAAAGAAAAAAGCCTGGGCCGATTTCGATGCGCGTTTGGTAAACGTCGGAATGATTGAAGGCCGTAAAAAAGCTTGACACTCCGACATTTGACGTAGAAAATCCGCAGTATTCGGATAAGCACCCGAACTATCTAAAGGCCTGGCGTTTATAAAAACACCGGGCCTTTTTCTTTTGCTGTCTCCTCCTTCTCGCTTACTGGCGAGCTTGCCCCAAGCGCTTGTTTGGGGCTTTTTTATTTCACGCCGATCGCATGCCGAAAAGAGCCAAAAGCATCTGCCGCCACCCTGGCTGCGGAGGACTTGTCAATGATCCGGGATATTGCGATCGGCACCTTCATTACGAAGACCAACGAAAAGCGTTCTCAGAGGGCCGGCGCGCCAGCGCTCATGCACGGGGATACAACCATCAGTGGCATAAAGAGCGAACCCTTTTTCTAAAGGGGTCTCCCCTATGTGCGCTTTGCGAAAAGGCCGGACGCTTAACCCCCGCAACAGTGGTTGACCACATCATCCCGCATCGGGGTGATCAGGCGCTTTTTTGGGATGAGGAAAACTGGCAACCCTTATGTCTTGTCTGCCATAACGCGAAGACCGCCCGCGAAGACGGCGGATTTGGAAATCAACCGAAAGAAAGGATCAAATCATGACCCACACCCCATTGACCCCGCTAGTTTTTGCCATAAGCCTTGTTAGCGCCTCGGTGTTGGCCGCACCTACTGGATCAACCAACCCTGTGTCGGGGTCAGCCACGAGCAAATCTCAAGGGTTTACCGAGTCGTTTGTCTCAATTGGCGCTAATGCGACCGCTACCCAGACAGCGACGGCCACAACCTCAGGAATTGCCAATGTCACCGGTGCCGTGGCCGATAACATGGCTGAGATCACAACCAAAGCAATGCAGACCAGCGAGGTAAAAGCCACCGGCTCTTTTGAAGGCACCGCTGGCCCAAGCAGTCTTGGGCTTTTCTCGAACGCCGGGGCATTTTCCTTTAGCGCAGCCGAAGGGGTCGCCACTATTCCGAGCATCATCTTCCCGGGCAATAGCGGTAATTCGGGCAGCGGTAACGATGGCGGTGGCAACAATGGCAATAACGGCAACGGAAACAACTGATGCTGCGCCGCCTTCTCGCCGTTTCACTGTGCCTGGCAGCTGGTAGCGCAATCGCTCAAGGGGTAAATGCTGTCTCCGAATCAACAACCACCAGTAGCTCTAATGCAGCCAATAGCGGTAATAACCAAAGCCTGATCGTCAATAGTGGCTCAGGCGCAGTGGGCTATAGCGGCAGCTACACCGTACGCAATACCGGGGCGGCCGTCTTGCCGGGCTTTGCGGGTTCGTTTTCATCGGACTACTGCGGGGGCACGGTCGGCGGGGCAGCTGGTGGCATTGGGTTTGCATTAAGTTTTGGCGCGCCCAAGATTGATCCTGCGTGCGTGATGCTCAGAACCTATGAGCGGACGATGCAGGCAGCAGCAACCGAGCGTGACGCATTTCGCAGGGAAAACCTGCGCCTAGCCGCGCTTGAGCTTTTGACCCACATCGATCCGGCAGTAAAAGAAGTCTTTAATCGTCACGGCGTCATCAATCCCCAAACACCGATCCGACTCGAAAACCAAGAGTGACGGAGTGGGCGAGCCGTTCTCGCTTACGCAAGGGGCGGTGAAAAAGTCTCCACGCATTGCGGGAAAAACCGCGCGCCTAAACGTTTTTTTACACCCCCAATTCAGAATCTGAAGGTTCCCTATGGCAAATCGCAAACCGACTAATGTCTTGGCGCTTAAGGGTAGTTTTAAGAAAAATCCTGCCCGGGCGCGCGTTGACCCGCTTTCGGCTGCGGAGATTGGTGAGCCGCCTGAAAACCTCTCCGATACCGAAAAGCAAATTTGGCAAGACATCGTTGCCCACAGCCCCGCCGGGGTTTTGCAGGCCTCTGATCGACTCACCCTAGAAGTCGTTGTCTCCTTGATGGCGGAATATCGAGCCGATAAGTCTCAATTCACGCCCGCTAAGGTCAGCGTATTGCAACGGGGATTGTCCTCTCTGGGCTACACCCCGGTCGATCGGGCTCGTTTAGGAGTCTCCGCGCGTCAACAGGTCACACAAGACCCTTGGGCGGAGTTTGCCGCCGCTAAATGAAGCGGGATTACTGCGCGATTGCTCTGCAATACGCGCAAGATGTCATCAACGGCACCATCCCGGCAGGGCAGTTCGTTCGCGCAGCCTGTCAGCGCCAACTCGATGATCTCGCACGCTGGCAAGCCAAAGACGCTCCGTATCAGTTCGACTTAAGCCGAGCGAGTCGGATTTGTAAGTTCGTGGAGCTACTGCCCCACATTAAGGGGCCAAAAGCCGGCCAAGTCATTACCCTTGAACGCTGGCAGATTTTTATTCTGACGACGATTTTTGGGTGGATCAAGCCCGATGGTGCCCGACGCTTTCGTCGGGTCTATATCGAAGTCCCCCGGGGCAACGGTAAAAGCGCGCTGTCTTCAGCGGTAGCCCTTTACATGTTGTGCGCCGATAACGAAGGCGGAGCGGAGGTCTATTCCTTCGCGACCACACGTGATCAGGCCAAGATCGTGTTTGGCGATGCCCAGCAAATGGCACGGCGTACACCAGGGCTAAGAAATACTTTTGGTTTAGAGGTCAACGCCCACAACATCACAGTCCAACGAACCGCTTCAAAGTTTGAAGCACTCTCGGCGGAAGGATCAACGTTAGATGGTCTAAATACGCACTTTGCCTGTATTGACGAGCTGCACGCTCACAAAACGCGGGCGGTGTATGACGTGGTGGAAACCTCCACCGGCAAGCGAGCACAGTCGCTTTTGTGGGTAATTACGACCGCAGGCAGTAACCGCTCGGGGATTTGCTATGAGGTGAGGTCTTTTGTCCTAAAAGTCTTGGGCGGCGGGGCCGCCGATGAAAGCCAATTTGGAATTGTTTTTGGCTTAGATCAGGAGGACTGGACTACAGAGTCGGCATTAATTAAGGCTAACCCTAACTGGGGTGTGTCGGTGATGCCAGAAATCTTGTTGCCGCTGCAAACCAAGGCGATGTCCATGCGAAGCGCGGCGAACAACTTTAAAACGAAGCATCTAAACGAATGGGTCAACGCCGATATCGCGTGGATGGACATGCGGGCCTGGGATGCCTGCGCGGACCCCAAGCTTTGCCGTGAGGATTTCTTTGGAGAACCCGCTTGGATCGCACTTGATCTTGCAAGCAAGGTAGACATCGCAGCAAAACTCATCTTGCATAAACGCTTAATCGACGGCCAAGAGCATTTTTTCTGCTTTGCAGATTACTACCTTCCTCGCGAAACCGTAGAGCGTGGCGAAAACTCTCAATACCAAGGCTGGGAGGCGCTTGGTCTATTACATGTCACCGAGGGATCGGTGATTGATTTTGATGCAATCGAGGCAGGTCTTTTGCAAGACTGCTCCTCGTATGAGGTCCGAGAGATTCCCTACGATCCCTTTCAGGCCACCCAACTTTCTACCCGAATGATGGCGCAAGGCGCTCCAATGGTGGAGATGCGGCCCACGGTGCTCAATTTTTCCGAGCCCATGAAACAAATCGAGGCACTCGTATTGCAAAAGCGGCTTCACCACGACGGCAATCCCATTACAAGCTGGATGGTCTCAAACGCTGTCGCGCACATAGATGCCAAAGACAACATCTACCCTCGCAGAGAGCGGCCAGAAAACAAGATCGACGGCGTGGTGGCACTCATTATGGCCATCGGACGCGCCATGCACGGCGAGCAACCGGGCGACTTTGACGGTTTTCTGGACTCGCCTTTAAACCTAAAGGCATAACCTATGGCAATTTTTCAATCCATCCGACGATGGTTTGGCAACATTGGTTCGACCGGGCAGCAAGACGGCATTCAATTCAGTGAGCCGCTATCGGTTGTTTACCAAAAAAACACCGTCTATGGCACCGATGGGGCGCTTCAGGTCTCAGCGGTCTGGGCGGCTGTTGAATTACTCACCGATAACATTGCTTCGCTGCCGCTTTTTGTCTATGAGCGTAACGGAGATATTCAGGGCAATAAAATCCTGGCTCGGGGCACGCCGCTTTGGGCGCTACTGCACGATAGCCCCAATCGGCGTAATACCCCGATGGAGTTCTGGCAATACATGCTTTTGAACTTTCTGCTGCGGGGCAACGCCTACGCACGCCTAGTGCGTAATGAAGCAGGCGAAGTGATTGAAATGTGGCCACTTTCGGCTGATCAAGTCGAAATCGAGGTGCTACCGGATAAGTCGCTTGTCTACCGCTATAACTACGAAGGACAGGTCGCGGTTTATTCGGAAGCCTCCATCCTGCACATCCGGGATAAAGGTAACGGCATCATCGGCATGAGTCGCCTGGATTACATGCGCAACACCGTCTCGGTTGCAATTGAGGCACAAAACCACACCCAATCCACATTTACCAATAGCGGTAAGCGGCCGGGCGTATTCATGATCGATAAGCTCTTAACCTCGGAGCAGCGCGACAAGATCCGCCAAAACTACCGAGGCCTTATCGAAGGTGGCCAGGACGATCTCTTGGTGTTAGAGGCGGGCGCAAAATTTGAGCCCCTTTCTATGAGTCCTGCGGACTTACAGCTGCTCGACACCCGCCGGTTTTCGGTGGAGGACATTGCCCGTTGGTTTGGGATTTCCTCGGTACTTATTAATGACACCACCAAAACGACGACATGGGGCACCGGAATTGGTCAGCTGATTGAGGGATTTTACAAATTCAAGCTCAGACCCATGTTGGAACTCATTGAGCAAGCCATTGACCGTCGAGTGCTCACGGCCTATCAGCGCGAACGCTACACCGTTGAGTTTTCACTAGACGCGATCCTTCGCGGGTCGCTTGCCGAGCGCTTAGATTCAGGGGCTAAGGCGGTGCAAAACGGGTTGATGACCCGAAACGAATGGCGACAGCTTGAAAACCTGCCTCCCCAAGACGGGGGAGATCTACTGACCGCCCAATCCAATCTCTTACCGCTGACCCGTTTAGGGCAGCAGCCCACTACGGGAGGCGTAAATGCTTCAACGCAAGACCCTATCGCTCAGTGATTGCGAAATCACCCTAAAGGCCCGCGACGATAAAAAGCCCGGCTACCGGTTCTCAGGCTATGCCTCAGTCTTTAATGGCACCGATAGCTACGGCGATCGAATTTTGCCTGGCGCTTACCAAAGCGTATTGCGGGAGATTCAAACCAAAGCCACTCGCATGCCAAAAATGTTTATTAACCACAAAGCCTGGGATCTGCCGATCGGAAAGTGGGTCGATATCTATGAAGACGACACTGGGCTAAAAGCCGATGGCGAACTCACCGTCGGTAATCCGACCTCAGATGCGGTAGCCGCCTCGCTGCAGCACGGCACCTTGGATGGGCTTTCCATCGGGTTTCGTTTAGATGATGGCGACACCGAGACGGTCCAAGAATCCGGCCAGCCGATTCGGCTTATTAAAAACATCTCCGAGCTCGTTGAAATCTCAGTCGTGACGTTTCCGGCTGACGAAGAGGCTCGCGTGGATCTCGTATCCGTAAAAACCGCGCTTGAAGCGGTACACAGCATTCGTGATTTTGAAAACTTCCTGAGGGAGTCCGGCGGCTTTTCAAAATCACTGGCCATGGCCACGGCACGCCAAGCCAGGCGGGTATTTGACCAGCGAGAGGCTGGCCACCCGTTGGAGTTGCCTCCCGAAGTTCGACGCCAAATCGTCGAAAACCTCACCAATTCCCGAATTTGAAAGGAATCCTCATGTCTGACCAAATCACTGAAATCAAAGCCCTTGCCGAAACGCAAGCCAACATCATTGCTTACACCAAGGAGCTGAAATCCTGGGTCGAAAAAGCCAACGGCGAAATCGAGGCCACCAAACGGGCCGAGACCGAAACCAAAGCCGCTATTGAAAAAATCTCCGTTAAAGCGGCCGAGTTCACCGACAAAGCCCTGTTACTGGAGCGTAAGCTTGCCGACCGCGAAGTGGCTGAAATCGCTAAAGAAGAAACCGCAGGCAGCCTGCTGGTGAAGTCCGACGCATTCAAGGCCATGGCCGCCGGGCAAAGCAAGTTTGCTCGCGTGGAAGTCAAAACGGCCATCGTAAACGCCACTGGCCAAAACCAGCCTTTGGTTGCCGATATGCGCGTGCCTGGCATCGTGGCCTCTCCAAACCGGATGCTTACCATTCGTGATGTGCTCCCGGTGGGGCGTACGAGCTCAAATCTCGTGCAATTCACCCGTGAAAATACGTTTACAAACGCTGCTGGTCCGCAGTACGGATCGCCCGCCGTGGAAAACGTCACCAAGCCCGAGTCGGGAATCACCTTCACCCTGGATAACGCTCCGGTGGTGACCCTTGCCCACTTCATCCCCGTTTCGCGTCAGGTGTTAGACGACGCCCCGCAGCTGCAGTCCTATGTCAACGGCAGACTCACCTACGGTCTAAAGCTCGTCGAAGAGGATCAGCTGCTAAATGGCGATGGCACCTCGGGCAATATCAGCGGATTACTGGATAGCGGCAATTTCACGGCCTATAACCGCACCACCAGCGGTGATACGCCAATCGATGTGCTGCGGC